GGCAACTGCTTCACAGCTCCAACGTTATCGCGGTCTATCATCTCCAGCGTGATACCAACGTAGTTACCCTTCTTGATAAAGGTACTCGTCTCTTCGTTGTCACTCCACGCCTTCTCAGTGTAGGCAGCCCCTTCCGTCACCGTGTCCAGATCAGCGATACCACCGAGGCTAATCCAGGTAATATCGTTCAGAGTGGTAAAGTCCTCTTCGTATGCGATCGGAGCCCACCACTGAGGACGCATGTTGTAGGACTTGAGCAGTACTTTGTTCAGAGCATTTTTCACCACCGAGGTCATGGTAGAGGTGGTGACTTCACACGTCAACTGGACGCGATCGGGATTGAACCGGCCGTACATTTCGTGGTCACCGGTCAGCATCAGATACAACTCGCGGATCCCAGACAGCCTGGGCAAGTCCGAATGTTCGCTCGGAATCTCCAGCCCCATCAGTCGGTCACACGCCATCTGCACACGATCCATCGTATCCCACATGCCACGAACGCGAGGAAGCGACAAACGATCCCCTGCAGGGGATCCATCACTCCCCGTACCCATCCCCTGAATCACACTCGACTCCTGGAGATCAGCCCACGCCTTGCGAATGGCCGTCACTTCCTTCTGGAGATCAGCAGCATCGAAGATGCCACCCTTGAACCGCTCCTCCAGAAGAGTAGCCATAGAAGCCGGCAAGTCCGAGTTCGCAGCCATCACCGACCCCAACACCGCAGCACACTGCACTCGCCGCAGCTCCACTATTTCCATCCCTTGAGCCGCAGCCGTTACCAAAGCCTCATCATTCGTACTTCCCCCCTGTTCTGTCCCACGGGGGGGATTAAGGGGGGGCTGTACCTGCTTCCTCACCTCACCCACACCCACACTTACAGACTCAACTACTTTCTCACCCATCTTGCCACCTCCATGGCCACCATGTACACTATTCAACACCCGCTCAAAACTTCCACCCGCGGCAGGATCAAAAACTATATCGACACTATTCACCCGCCGAATCTCCTCGACATTCACCCCCTTCCTCCGGATATACAAATCCGCACTCAACCCCACCCGAGGCACCGCCAGACCACGTTCACGATCAGACACCAATTGGCGCAGGAACCCTTCCAACCAACTGGAGGGAGTCATCAGCCGCAGCCGGCCTGCTATCCCCTTCTCAGCCTGGTATCGCACCTGAGTGATCACTCCCGCGAGATCTCCCACGCTCCTGCCACTATCAAAGAACCCGCTATGATCCACAAACACATTCGCATTCTCGAACAGACCGACCGCGTCTTGAAGAACACCAGGCGAGAACTCTACCCCGTTTGCTTCACCAGGTCGTATACAAACCACGTCAAACAACCCACCATCCGACACTGGATCCAAATTGCCCAACTGTACTCTTACATCTTGCTGTATTTCTTCACTCACGCTCCGCTCCTCTCATAGCCTTCACCTTGCCCGTGCCCTTAGCTAACCCACGAACACTCCCACACTCCCCGTTCCCACCCAATCTGTGTACTCCGCGTACTCTGCGGAGCATCTGCGTAATCTGCGGATCACCTCTCCCCCCGTCTAGCCATGCACAACGCCGCCAACCCCAACAACAACAGCAACCCCGCAAACCCGTTATACTCCTGGCCAACTCCGACCGCTCCAGCCGTCACAATGTCTGCACCCATACCGACGCTCAGCGAGATAGACCACAGCACCAGCCCCAACGCCAGAATCCCCAGCAACCACCCACACCCAGTACCACCAGCAGCAGCGCCACCGTGGTCGTCACCTTTACCCCCACTCACATTGCCCTCCTTTGGCCGGATAATAAGCACAACATCAAAACCGGATGATAAGAACAAGGTCCAAACCGGATGATAAGGGCAACTACACACCCTCACTCCCATCTTCACCTTCACTCTCCTCCACACTTCCCGGGCCAGGCCCCGTCGCCGCACCCTTCGGATCCATCGTCCCCATCCGCCGCATCATCTCATTCACGTCGACCAGCTCACCCGCGAAACGATAAGCTATCCTCATCGCCGTCTCATCGTCGACCCAACCCTGCTCCTTCATCACCGCCAGAGCTTCCACGATTGTCTTGCCGGCATTGGCCAACTTCTCGTTATCATCCTTCGTCAAGTCCTGGACTTCATAGCTCAGCTTCAAATCCTGCCAACCCCACCCGCGACCAACGGCCCTTGCTCTACCTACACACACTCTGACCATATCCATCAGCATTTCACAGAAGAACAACTGCCGGTGAATGTAATGGCGAAACGTGGGATCACCCATTTCTGCAGCCGTGGCTTTAGTTGCACTCTCACCTTCACTCAGGAAGTGGAGCGGAACCCCAGCCCCCACTGCAACCATCAGCCGGATTGCATGCCCATCACTGGCCGCGTCCCAGCCCTGGAGCTCGGGTTGAACTGTAACCCACTCCTCGTTCTCGTCTGTGATTAAGATACTGCCTGGGGACGGAGGCCTCGCGTACTGTGACCGCTTGGCAGCTATCTGGTCTCTGGTCGCATTCTTCAACGTCACCTGCCACAGGAAAGCGTTCTTGTACTTGTTGGCCCTGACCCGATCCTCGACCCAGCTCTTGTAATGGCTCAGCCACTCCAAAATCGAAGCGAGATCCCCCTGGCCACGGACACACCCGATGGGACGATTGATAGCGTAGTGAACCATTACCTGCTTAACAGCCACCGCACCCGGAGCTTCTGCAGCCGTCCACCAACGCCCCTCTAAGCCGACCTCCTCTTTGTTCTGGCCGGTAGGTGACCTCATTTCGTGATAGCGTAGCTCTAGCTCATAGTCATTCGGATCAGTCTCGACCTTGTCTATCCTCGAGGCCGGCACCTCGCGGATATAACTCAATCCATCCACTGTATTCGTCGACAACACCAGGAACAACTCTCCCGACCTGGTCAACTCGTCACACCAGCGGTACACACGCATGTCTAGCCGATTTCGCCTATGCTCCCACATAGAGTCGATGAAGTCCTGTACCCAGGGAACTCCGGAGAGGAGTCGCACTCCTGAACCCACAACGTAATCTGTCATCAGCGACACAATCCGGTTTGCCATCGGGTTCGTACGCCATGCCTCGAGTGCATCCGAGAGCTGAGCCTGCTTCTCATGCCACTGCACATCATGGGGACCAACTGCACCGGCGATCTGCGCCCACCACTTGTCATCAATCACCTTTACAGCAGCTTGCACCCGACCATCGATCACGTCTCCGAACAGAGCCTGAGCTATTCTAGACCTTATCCCCATCTATCAACTCCTGTCCTTCCACTTGATTATGTTCTGGGCTACACCCAGCCCCGCCACAGCAGCCACAATATAAGTCCAGAGCCGCAACAGATTAACAGCATACACTGCTACGGTGACGATCTGTTCTTGACGCTCGTTACAGGTTGCAGCCGGCGTCATCCTCAACGCCGGAGGCACAACCAGGTAGAATGCCCCTGTTGGCATAGGAGATGGGACTGGAGTCGGAGATGGGACTGGAGTCGACGTAGGCACGTGCGTTAGAGATGGGACTGGAGTCAGCGTGGGCACGTGCGTCGGAGATGGGACTGGAGTCGACGTAGGGAGGGATGTCGGCGTAACAGTGTGCTTTACGGGCGACACTTCACAAGTCGCCTTCCACAAAATCGGACCGCACATCGCCGGTGGATTCGGCCAATGTACCACCTCTAACCCCCAGGAACCCACCGGAGATGTCACCCCCCAGGCCTCGCAACCAACCGGGTAAATGACGTAAATCCTCAACGCCTCCACAGGTCCAGCGACACAGATCCGATATTCACCAGCAGCATCACTCAACGCTGCACCTGCACCAGTCTGCCCACCACCCGCAATCCGATTCACCCGAACCTCTGCCCCCTCGAGAGGAACATCTTCACCAACTGTCACCCGACCATACACAGTGTACTCCAGCACAGCCTCCGGACATGGAATCCCCCACTCCTCTGGACCCGTAATCTCACTCGGCCAAAACGTCGGTTCTGGATTACAGGTCACCGTCGCCACTGGCATAGCCATGGCCATGGCCACCAGCAAGAGCACTATCACCACCAACACTCTCACACTCCCCCCACTTACACCTTGCCTCATCTGCGTCCGCATCTGCGTAATCTGCGTAATCTGCGGATTCACAGAACATCCTCCGCCTCCACTACCGCACTCTCGACATAGACTCCTGCGGCCTCGTCTAAGAGAGAACAAAGACTGGCGCTGATCAGAAGGTCATCATGTACCAACGGATCCCACACACCCCACCGCATTCGCTTCCCAGGGCCATCGAGAATCTCATAGTCAGCCTCGCCTACCTCGCGCCAGAACTGAGCATACTCCGGAGAGCCGTCATCCTGGTGATCCTTGAAGCGCCCCGTGTCACAGACAGCCAGAAAAGCCCACCCCAGATCTGATTTGCTCTTGCTGCTGAAAACAAAGGGCATCACCCTCCCTGGCATCGTAGCTTCCAGGAAAGACGCCATGCCTGCACCAACTCCCGTGGCATCACAGACCACCCAATGAGCCTTCCAAACGCTATTCGCCAAGTCCACGATCTTGGCATAGAGCCGCACGTGCTTTGTCCCACGCCACCAGTACCGATCCACCACACGATAAGAAGGAGCACCAATCAGAACATCATCACAGGTCGAACGATCCACCTCTACCACCGTCACCGCCGTGAAGTCTCGGCGGCCAAGCCCCTGCAGGGGCGATAGCGCCTCCATATCCTCGACTTCCTCATCCTCACCGGCGACGTCCACCAGCAGAGCATACTCCCGGCCTGGGACTCCAGCATCGATCCGCTCATGATCACCCCGCATCTGAGCTTGACGATCCCTGGGAAACATCCCACCCTCACCATCGATGTCCTCCAGAAAGTACTGAGTTTTCACCAGGGGATGATTGCGACCGAGGCGCTGTATCTCTCCACGCACGTACTCACCGTAAGCCGGGACCTCCTCTGCAACCCGCTCCCATGGCACCAAAAAGACCCGCTTCTGCCCGTCCTGCTGCTCCAGCCTTCGAAGGGCCGCTATGGTCCGAGCCAACAACGTTGTGCTAGTCCATGCCGTGCCCCACAACACCGTCACTGCGTTCGTGGAAGCCCCCATCGGTCTGAAATCCTTGCTCCACTTCGATTCCAGCACCTCCTGGGCCTCGTCACACTCCAGGAGGATGTTGGCCGTGGCACCGACTACGTTAGCTCCTGGCTGAGCGGAGAAGAACACACAACGAGCATTACCCAACCTGGTCATGTAACCTTTCTCTCTGTGATACCGGCCTCCGTTCCAGCGATTATCCAAGCACGTGTCAAGACGCATGATACTATTGATAGTCTGTGGCTTGAACGTAGGCGAGGCCTTCACGATGAACCCGCCAACTCTCTGGAACACGTTCAGGAGATAGGCCTCGAGCTGAGCTGCTGTTTCGTTCTTGCCTGCCTGGCGGCTCATCATCACAGCATAAGTTCCACCACGTTTACCCAGCACTGCCCGCGCAACCTCCTGCGCCACCTCGACCTGGTAACCACGCAATGGTCGCTCTATCACGTACCTGCTAAACCGTCCTACATCCGACAACCACGCACACGCCAACTTAACGAATCCCCCGCGCCGATCATCACTCAAATCTTAACCTCGACCTGGCCATCAAGCAGATCCAACACTTCGCTAAATAGCCCCTCAATCACGTCACCGCTGCCACCCAGAGCATCCCTCGTCTTCAACATCCGAGCGATTCGACTACCGATCTCCCCAATCAACGCCAGATACTTGAGTACATCCACCTCCTCACCGGCATCCAACCTCGCCATCATCCAGCGATCCACAGCATCCCGTCTTGAAGCCAACAACGCGATCTCATCATCCAGCGTAGGGACATCTCGAACTTCCACTTTGCCGCCCACACCGTAGAACCCATGCTTAACTGCGTTTGTGTTTGCCATGGGGGCACCGACCTGACCTTGTCTGGAATGTGATGCGCACAGGTCCCCGCCCCTCTTTGCCCATGCCTTGCACCCGGGGTACACACAACGCTTCTTGTCTGGATTTCGCGCCATACCATCTCCCCCACACTGCCCTCATCACTCCAAAAGCCAACTTGTACACCGTCACCTCCTCCCCTAGAACTAACGTGCTATAGAACGTCTGTGCTAGCATACCATAAATCATACACAAAAGTCAAGGGTTCTTCCAGTCACTGCTCGGGAGGACGCTACCGGATGATAACAACAACGTCAAAACCGGATGATAAGTGCAACGTCAACACCAGATGAGCCGCAGCCCGCTTAAACAACGTCAACACCGGATGATAAGTACAAGGTCAAGGACAGATCACACCAGCAGGCAACGGGTCCCGCCCACCCAAAAGCTAAAACCTAAGTACATGCCCTGCAAAGGCCTTTTCTTACCAGTCCAGCACCTAGTTTAACTAAGTTTTGTGGCGGGGTGCGCACTTCCGCCGCGCACTATCTTCTCGTCTCGTGGCCATGGGGTCCGGGCGCGGCGGTTGCGCGGGGGCCGGTCGGGGCCGGTCGTGAGGAAATCGCCCGTCCCCGCCCGTCCCCCGCGCGCTGTTGCAAACCTGTGGTCGTTTCATCGTGCCTGATCCTCCACGGGGGGAAGTCTGTCTCATTCCGGGAAAACCTTCCTGGGCGTGGGTCTGTCGCTCTCTCGTCCGGGTCCCGCGCCGGTGGGGGCTCGGGTCGGCTGCCGGTCGGCCTGGGTCTCGCCGGTGGGGGTTGGCCGGTCCGTGGGGGTCGGGCCTGGGCTTGTCCGGGCTGGTCCGTGTCGCTGTTGCTCTCCGCGCCGGCGTCGTTGGGGGCAATGTCATAAAAATGTCATAACTTTGTCAAGATTCTGGGGCTTCCCTGTGGTATCATTGGGGTGTTCCTTTGGTTGTCCTGGTGGTTTTCCGGGGGGTGTCTCGTGGCTCTTGTTGGGTTCTGCGGTTCTCGTTCTCTCTCCTCCTCTTTCGCCGGCCTCGTCGGCTCCGTGGTCCGCTCGGTCCTCGCGTTCGGTCGTTCGGTCGCGGTCGGCTGCGCGGCTGGTGGTGATCTCCTTGTCCGTTCGGCGGCTCCCGGTGCTCGGGTCTTTCGGGTGTCCTCCTTCGCCGGCGGTGGTGGCCCTCCTCGGGCGGCCTTCGTTCGCCGCTCGGTCGCCCTCGTGCGCGCGGTGGCGGCCTCCGGCGCTGGTGCCGGGTTCGTCGGGTTCGTCGCTGTCGGCTGCCCTCGCTCCGTTGCTCCCTCCGCCTCCCCTTCGCGTTGCTTCTGTGGCGGCGGGTCCGGCTCGTGGGCCTCGCTCGCCCTCGCTGCCGGCCTTGGGGTGCCGGTGGTGGTGTTTCGCTGCGGTTCGGTCTCCGTCCCTGGCTTCCCCGCCTGCCCTCTCGGTCTCTCGCTGCCGTCGTGGTGGGGTGGCTCCTGGGCTCCTGCTGCCGCTTCGGGTCCCTGGTCTGGTGGCTTTCGCTGGTCTCCTCCGGCCGGGTCTGCCGTGCAGGGGGCGTTGTTCTAGTGCGCTCCCTTCTGGTTTCCTGGGGGTTCGGTCTGGTGCGGGGTTCCGGCGTGGGTATCGCAGGGGCCGGCCCTCGTTTTCGTCGGGGCTTCTTCCGCGGTCATGGCGTGGGTATCGCGGAGATCGAAAAAGCATATTCGGCAAACTGAATGTCATAATTATGTCATAAGAATGTCAAGATCAGCGGGGAACTAGGTAGTATACTAGGGGTAGAAACACGGGAAACATAGATTAAAAGGAGACCCGCCAAATGTTAGCTTACTTCGCAGGATGCACGACCACCGCCAAAGCCAAGAGCCTTTATCGCGAGCTCGCCTTCGCCAACCATCCCGACCTCGGCGGCACTGAGGACGCAATGAAGGCGATCAACGAGGCTTATCACCAGCTCCTCCACAGCCTGAACGGCGAAACCCTCACCGGCACCGATGGGAAAGAGCACGTCTACCGCTACAGCCATGACGTAGAGCAGGCAGTAATGGACATGGTCCTAACCCTCGTCGCCCTGAGGATGCCAGCCGTCGAGATCGAGATTATAGGCCAATGGGTATGGGTACGAGGAGACACCCGCCCGCACAAAGAGGATCTCAAGGCACTTAAGTGCCGATGGCACAACAAGCGCCAATGCTGGTACTGGCACCGCCCCAGCTATCGCCGAACCTATTCCAATATGTCCTGGTCTGAAATGCGTTGGGCATTCGGATCCCGGACAGTCGATGAACCAACACCCGCCCACGCATTAACCTAACCCAATATAGTTTATACCGGGCCTGGTCGGCGATCAGGCCCGGTGCAAGGAGACCCGCCAAATGTCGAACTACAGCTTTGCCGCACAAGTGAACTTTCACACGTGGCACATGGCACGCCTACGAGTGCCCGCTAACATGCTCGAGCACAGATTGGAATCTACAGCTATAGCAGCAGCAAACGCAATCTTAACAGAACTCGGCATCGAGACCGCGAAAAGCACTTTCTCGAATCGTTCGACACCGACTCTCTATGCTCTTATCGGGTGGTCCGCACGAGGACCGCACGATCCTTCAGCGACTCGTCAAGTCATCTCGGTATTACGCCAGAACGAGTGGAAAAATGGCCAGAGGTTGGAGGTGTCCGAATTCTCACGAGAGGCGGAATTGCACGGGTGGGACTACAGGGAGACGGCAGACATAAGCCGTAATTCACAAGCCGTAAAAACGGCACAGTCCAAAAAGTTTCTACGCGAGGGATCAACCATCAACCACTTTGCAATGATGCTATTCACACGAGGGACAGAACACTAGACACAAAACGCCGGGCCTGATCAGCAGTCAGGCCCGGCGAAAGGAGACCCGCCAATGCCTACCGCTACTACGATTCGAATGCTAGAAGGTGGAATCTACAACCGAGGAGAGCAATACTCCCAAGACCGTCGATATATCGCCATATCGAAGACAACCGACGACTGGAAACAGATTGAGGAAATAAGGCCAACGCGACACAAGCCAATTGACCACTTCATGGTAATGCATACCATACAGGAACGCTACCGGAATTGGATGAGAAACCACGACTACGACAACCCGACCACACAACGGGTCTTCTCCTCTAACCCGATCGTAAGACTATCAGCACAAGAAGGATGGCACCCGGCAGAGTACAACTATTGGAAAATCGAGACATGGAAAAGCAGTCCTACACAACTTTTACGGATGCTCGTCGAGGAGCTCCATTCATCTACGTCAAACCAAGTGGGCAGCTACTCCACCAGACTCCTGGCAGTACGACCACCGCACGCAGCATGGCAAATCGCAGACCCGCGCGCCAGCGGATGGGACGCTTTCGCGCACGAGTACGCCAACCTACGAGATCTCGGATGGACCATGAGGAGCAGGCAAACCCTAGAACTAGATACCGAATATGGACGAGACAAGACATTGCTTACAGAACTCACGACCAACATCAGGTCGCACTACACCATATACGTTATGAAAAGAAAGGGAACAAACGAATGAAAGCAGCAGAGATCATCACAGCACTACAAAAACCGACACCAGCAAGCGAGATCCGTTGGCTAACCACCGTCAAGAAAACCGACAAGTGGATGTGGACAGCTTACATCTCCGGTGATTACATGCGGCGTCAGATCCTCCAGGTATCGCCAGCACACGACATCCGAATCCTCAATACATGGATGGATGGCGACTGCAAAATGATAAACGTGGAGATATGCCTGCACGGCGACGACCGCGATATCACAACCGCTGGCATCTCCGGAGTCGAACCGAAGAGGAACGTGTCCGCAGAGAAGCGATGGAAAGCCGCGAAAACTGGCGCCATGAAAAACGCCATGCTAGAACTCGGCCTGGGACTCGACATCCACAGCCGGAGTAAATGGACAAAACCCGACCAGGAACCAAAGCAGAACCAGCGGCCAGCATCAACACCAACGCCAACGCCGGCCACAGCTCCCCGCCCCGAGGTCATCGAGGAACGCGAAACAATGACATCGACCGAATTCTGGACCGCGATCAGACGCATGAAAATCAGCCAGAGCCTCACGCGGGAAGTCCTGGCGAGGCACAACATGGACTTTACGGCCGCACTCTCAGAGCTCGCGACACTGGCCCCGCCCGCAGTATAAATTCACGCTGGGGGCCGCGCATCCAACCAACGCGGAGAAAGGTACCACAATGTCACCACGAGACACAAAGTCGATCTACGTCAAGCCAGAGACACACAAACGAGCCAAACTGCTAGCAGTCGAACTCAGCATCACCCTTGACGACGTGATCACCCACGCACTGGATGCCCTCGAGGGCCAGATCCTCAGCGACAGCCTGAGCCGTGAACAACGTCAAACGATCGTACGTCAGATCGTCGGAAACACAGCAGCTAGGCTCCATGATCAGCTACTCGCAATCAAGAGCCCGCGCGAACGCCGGCAGAAACTACACGAGGAAATTATCCGCGCGGCCGGCGAACAACTCGGCACAGACGACCGAGTCCTGGTCCGAAAGTTCGTAGATAAGCTCATCAGCTAAGCCCCCTTGACACCACCCTGCCAGTATGGTATACTATACCAAACTATACTAACCACAGGGACGCTATGGAGGACTACAGGAGCTACGAGATTTACCAACTGGCTGATCCGGTCCTTTTCATAGCCGCCTTTCTGCTCCTCCTGGCCGCCGCCTCGTGGAGCGAAAAAAGGGGGGACAGGAATGCCGGCAGATCTCACAGTGAACCAAGCCGCGAAACGGTTGGGGATCTCTCGCAACACGCTATTCGGCTTGCTGCGAGATGGTTCCCTGGCCGGGTACAAAAAGCGCCCAGGGAAACTGACCAGCGCCTGGAGAGTACCGGAACAGAGCATCGAGGACTTCGAGAAGAAACGACGCACGACCCGTTAACGAAAAACGGCGCGGACTAGAGGAGTCCGCGCCTAACCTGGCCGCTTTCTCAGGGCATCGCCAGGTCGACTGGGGGGCAGGGATTCGAACCCCGGTTAGCTGATACAGAGTAAGATTACCGTTTTTCATGGTCAACTTACCCGAAAAATCGACAGCTGCCCGGGCCTCACACTGTCCACCGGCGATGCCCCATTATGCACCTCCAGCACCTGTTCAAACGCAAGATCCACATAGATTGCCGACGTTGAAACATCCGAGTGGCCCAAGATTTTAGCCACCGTGATCTGATCACCTCCGTTAGCGATAAACAGCGTTGCTGAAGTGTGCCTCAAAAGATGGGGATACACATGGAAACCAGCTCTCATCCCAAGCCGTCTCAGCATCGACCGTACAGCCTGAGGCTGCAATCGATCACCAGCACGCGACACAAAAACATACTCTCCAACACTGCCAAGCAACCACGTGGCCATCGCTCGAACCAAGGTCCTGCCCATCGGCACGTCTCTGTCCTTGCCTCCCTTGCCACTCCATATCTTGCAGCGCCGTTCCTGCAGGTAGACATCCTCACGCCGCAGATTACACAGCTCCGAAAGCCGCACGCCAGTGTCCAGGAAAAACAGCACGATCACACGATTCCTGCCTCGCGCGATCCCCAGAAGCTCCTCCACTTGGTGCACAGTCAACACTCGCGGATGACGAGCCTGCTTCCGAGGCATTCGCAGACGAGCAGCGGGATCCCGATCAACCATCCCCTCCCGCCAGGCGAACCCACAAAACAACTTCAGCACCCGAACCGCCCCGCGCATCGTGGCCCGCGACAAACCCCGTTGTCTCTCATGAGCAATGTAGCGCCGCAGATCGTCGATCGTGAGATCCTCAATCTGCCGGCGGCCATCTCCCACAAACGAGATCAGACCCCGCAACCGCCAAGCATACCAATCCATTGTTTTCTCGGCAAGACCGCGCGCATCACAATCCAAGAGGTAACGGCTAACAGCAAAATCCAGAGTAGTCATAGACAACCTCGCATCAGTGATCTTGACCACTCCGCAGGGGCAACCGGGAGGCTGTGGAGGCGGACCGGTTGCCCCTATTATAAAACCCCTTCGCGACCAATTGCAACCAAGGAGATTTTGTCAATGTTCAAATGCACCTTCTGCAGCAGGTCAGTATCACACATCGGAGAGAACGCAGTCCAGACCGGCTGGGGACGACTAGTAATGGGCAAAGGAGGCTGGCCCAAAAAAATCACCGTAGTTCATTGCCCTGATCACGTCGAAGAATACGTCGACCTCGTGATCAGTCTCGCCCAGTCGCCGAGCGTAAAAGCAGCAAAACACCTCATCCAGGAGGCACAGCGTGACCGATAGTGAAACAAAACTCTTGCCCAGCAGCGATACATTCGTAGTAGATGGAATCGAAATAGACCCAACCCGCGACGGGTTTACATTCGTAGAATCTTACGGCTTGTATTTCTGGATGCCCCTTCTGGGAGTCAGGACATACGCCACATGGCTACTTCTCAAGTCGTTCTGTTGGGGATCTCGCACAAAATCATGGCCATCCATCAGCCGGCTAAGTCGCATCCTATCCAACGGCCCCAACGCCAGAAACACCATTGCCGGCAGAGCCGGCCACCCAGGCACACTTGACCACTTGATAGAGGAGAGGATCATCTACACCACCACTGAAGGTGACGGCCCAACCACCAAGCACACCTACCACGTGCTCCGGGTTCTACCGCTCCTAACACCAGAGCAACTAGCAAAGCTCACGCCAGCCCTGCAGCGAGATCATCGCTTGTTCCTCCAGCATTACCGGATTTCGCACCAACACTACCTGGAGGCAGTCTATGGAATCGACGACGACCCTGGTGCACCCAGCACCACCCCCTGGTGCGCCCAGCAGCAGGGGGTGGGTACAGACGCAGCACGGGGTGCTGCGCCCAGCAGCACGAATCAACACAAAGAATCATCACAAAAAGCAGAAACAAAGAATCTTCCTGACTGGCCACAAATTTTAGTCGCGCTCGAGTTGAAGTTCCCAAAAGCCACTTACGACATGTGGCTCAAACACACGCGAGCCCTGGCATTGGATCAGAGCGGATTGCTCACTGTCAGTGTCACCAACCGATATGCAGCAGAGTGGCTACATCATCGGCTAAATCATATCATCCTAGACACCATTCAAAAACATGCGCCACATGTGACCGCGATCCGATACATCGAAGAGCAACAGGAGCTATTCTGAAAAAGAGCGAGGCCCCCGAGCTGAGCGCCCAGGAAGCCCCGCTTAATCCGTGTAGACCCGCCAAAGTCTACGCGACCATTATACCAAAGTATACTCACAATGTCAATCTCGCACTTAGAGACGTTCTAACGCACAAATCGAGCACTTAGGTATTACCATATATCTTTGTGGCTACAAAACACACTAGCACGCACGTTCTATCACGCTAGAGCACAATCCTGGAGCCCGCCATGCGGTACACTCGACGCCAGCCTACTTTCTCTGAGAATCTCGTGCCAGATCCGGTCAAAACCCCAATCGTTTTGCCATATATCCAGACGCTACTCGGATCTATCGTTTTCTCTGTCGCATCCGGCGCGATCCTCGCCGCTCTGGAAGTTATCCCACTTACCAGCTACGCCCCAGCAGCCGTCGTCATCACTTTCACACCAATAAGCCTCCTGGCAATGAGAAACGTTGTCAGCGCCTTCGTAGTCACGCATATCGAAACCAAGCTAATCCGCATGCGCGCCGAATACGCCCAGCAAACCATTGCCTACCGTGACACTACCCTCGACGAGATCATCCCTCGCGATCCTACAACGCCGGCAATGGCCATCGATGACCGTACAATCATCAACAACCGCACTGGACCACGGTCCGACGAACAAATCTATCGCCAGGATTTACGTGAGTTCGCCCTCGATATTTGGCGCAAGGGAGGAGTAACCTCGAGAGATCAATTCCTGCAGCCTGGAAATCACTACCGATTTGCATCAGGCACCATCATGACACGCGCACTATATGAGCGGATGAAAGACGACCTGGTCAAATCCAACCACGCAGCAACACGACCAGACGGAGGCTGGATCCTAGTGAGCACACCGGCAACCATCCGCCAGTCGATCAAGACCCTATGATAACAAACCTAAAAGCAAAAGCGGATGATAAAAACAAGAGCAAAAGCGAGATGATAACAAACCAAGACCGAAGTACAAAACCTTATGATAAAAACAAAACCACCGAAACCAGAAACTAGGCAGGCAGGCATCGGCAGGCAGGCACAAGCAGGGACGAGGACGCAAAATCAGAGACAGACGCACCCTAGGGAAGGGAGGACCCTTGAAAAACAGACGCTGGCATGGCTACGAGCCAACCAATTGCAGCGAATGTGGCAACCCCATCGAGCAACCAGAAACCGGTCGTACACGCGAGTACTGTTCCAACAAATGCAAACAGCGAGCTTACCGCAGACGCCACAGACTAATGCGGTCATACGTTACGAAACGTTGATGGCCATAAGAGTTTCGTAACACACAGAGGAGGCACAGCATGCTCATATTCGGAAGCCAAAAAGCGAACGAAATCAGAAAACAAGACAAACAGATAGAGACAGAAATAACAGAAGCCAGAATCGCAGGAATCGACAAGGATCTTCCCGTGAAATGCTGGCACGTCTCCGTGGAAGTTATGCGAGATGACTTTCACCTAATCGACGCCAGAACAGAAGACGAGGCAATAGCACTATGCGAGAAGAAATACGACGGAGACCCATACGAGGCGCACGAAATCAAGGAAAATCGTCACTCCAGGAAGGAGGCACAGCATGACAAACAAACGTAAAGCCGCACGTGAGATCGAGGAAGCCTTGAAACAGAAAACAGGAAAGCAACCACCACCCCGAGTGGGTAAGTGGATCAGGAAAACACCCAAATGAGCCTACGTTCCCTCTATCCGCAGCAGCGAGCTATACCGCCGCTTCACACTATTCCAGACCTCATACACCCCTGCCACCCGACGCTTCTCCGTCGAGTAACCTGTCCGCGCGTCTGTCACCGAGATGATGTCCCACAACTCGACTCCCGGATTCAAATGCACCTCCAGATAACCATCGTAAGCCCTTGCAACAGCATCATCCCAAAGACCCGTGGCCATCGCTCTACACTCAGTAGACGTATCCAGATGCAGATCCACCGCAATGTCAATCAGCCTACGCCCCAGGTCCTGCCCATCAGAAAGGTGAGCCACCTGGTAACCCGTCCCATCTCCCATCACTCGTACCACGTTCGGAGTGATCACCGCTACAGCATACTCTCCCTTGATGATCTCCGAATTCGTACCATAGGTATACGTGGAAGTCGCCGATTGATTCGCCGGTATGATACATTGCAGCTTACCATCCTGATCCCACCAGCCGCGACCTCCAACCTTGCCAAACAACGAATTCACCGCGTGGATCGCCGTACCACCCCAACCCAACACAGGGACCTCCCGCTCCGTCTCTTTGGCTTCATGGTACATCAATCCCATCCAGCCCAGGGGGTTCAAGGCGAATTCGTCAATCACCGTGGCCCACTCAGTGGAGGCACCGAAGGCACACTCCAACCCACTGGACCTGGAGACGATCTCCGTTATCAGCCATTCGACCGTCTTACCGCTCCAGTGATAGCTCTGATCCGCTTCCCAGCGACCCATCAAACCCCATCCATCCACAGCTATCAGACGAAGGGACGGCCTACCGATCCCCACCCTGTGGGAGACCTTCACCAGGTAGAAGGGTTGGCTCGCAACATATTCATAACCCGCCGAGGTGCGATACCCACGCTCGATCACCACCTCGGAGAGAAGCTTCATCGCCTCGCCATCCTTGCCCGAGCTCCCAAAGTCATCGTATTTGTGACCCGGGTTGTGAACGTCAACATAGAGATAGCCATAACCATCCCCAATATCCTTCTGGTAGAACAGTACCTCAGTCGTGGTCATCTTCCGGCCATCGTCACTGGCATCATACTCAGGAGCTCCCACAACGTCTATGTCCATGGCCGCGTAGAGCTTCTCAGTGCTGGAATAGTAGACCACGTTCGCCCGGGCCAACTCTTCCCAGGTCAGGTTCAGGCCACAGGCACAGCCCCAGTGTACCCAATCGCTCGACCGCATCACTACCACCATCGAATAAGCCGGAGTCCCCGCGTAGGTATCCAGGTAACAGAGATGATATACACCATCAATCAGCACAAGGGAAGGCCATCGAGGACGAAAGTCTGCTACAGGCAGACCTGGAGGAACTACGCCAGCCAGCGACGCAGACCACGTACCTCCCTCAGTCCATGTACCAGTTCGCAACCGACGATCATCAGTCCACTTGCCACACACCACCACGTTATACTTCGACGAGGCCCCCGTGTACTCTATGGCCAGCCCGCTATCTTCAGCCAAGGTTCCACTCGCCGACCACGTAGACTCTCCGCTCCACGCCCCTCCAACATAGTCTTTAGACCTACCGCGCACCGCACTATCTCGCACGTAAAGCAAACTGCTCCTGGCAGCAGCCAGGGAACCGATCACCGTCGCAGTGGAGAGAACATCAGCCGGAGATCCCCACGAGGAGCCAGAATCAGAGCTAGACACACACCGCAGATAATACGTACCTGCATCCAGCTTCACGTAGAACACTCGTACAGAATCATATCCGGCCCGATAGCTGATCGCCACGTCAGAAACCGACCTGGCATCGCTGGCTATCTCGGTCCAGGACGACTGCCACGAACTCCCCGTATCAGGCGAGGACACCGTCTGCACCTGGACCTTGCCTGCTCCCGTGATCCGCGCCCGCAACAAAGACCCATCACCAATCACCCTGGCCGCCGTCTGCAAGGCGCTTCCCTCAGTTTCAAGAACCGAGGCCCACCGCCATTCCTTGTCCATCACCACAGCCCGCACACATGGCCTGCCCTGTCTGGATTGCATCGCATCAGTAACCGTGGAGGTTAAACTTATCATGACCATCACCTATGCCCAAACAAATCTACCAACCAACACCACCATTGTTCCCGAGAATTCACCACCAAGACGAACACATCAAAAAAGCGCGTACGTTGGCCTAACCACTATCATCTGCGACGCCTATGACTGCAAGTGGAATTACGTCGGTGCCTGCAGCAAACGAAAAGTAGTCATGCACGGGACCGGACCTACTTGCTCCAGCTACGTCGAGGATAAATATGTAACCATCACTGACCCCTTCCCCAAAAACTTTCCTGCCTCTAGCACTGACTACGAAACTGAGGAAGATGCTCAAACTCGACTAAAGATTCAAGCCCTTCACGATAGACACATGGACGTTGCTCATGAACCCGATATCGACCCTTTCGATCTCGACATGAGCCAGCAGATGTATGAAACCCACTGCAAGGGATAAAACCGAAGGGGAGAGTGCTCAAACACTCTCCCCATCTATCACCCATACACTGCCACCACCACCGACTGAGCTGGATTATGCTCATCGAACATCACAACCAACACTTTCGCACCATCCGACATGTCACCGTCAGCAATCCCCTTCGCTACCGGTATACCAGCAATGCTACTCGTCAGCGACCCCACCATCTCCACTGTGGCCACCTTCGGAGGACCAGCTGCATATACCCGTACAATCCCACGACGAAGCTCAGCCCCAGCTAACCCGCGCATCATCCACCATCCGTTCACTACTCGTGATCTGATCCAAGCCGTCGTAGAAATCCTTCATAAACGTGCGGCCCCAAGATTCCCAATCCCCCGTCACACTCGAGCTCACATTGATAGTATCTATCACCTCGCGCGCTTGGGACAACACAACTCGACCAGCCGCTCCCATAATCAGCAAAACACAACCCGCATCATCGAGAGTCGTCTCCGTAGCAGAATCCAAATCTTTGATGGTATGACCCTTAGTGTAGAAGACCCTAATCACCTCAGTACCATCCGGCTCTGTGGGCACGTCAAGGTAGAGAGTATCATCGTCTAACATAAACCACTTCACCCAGTTGGGAGGATGATCCGGATCGCTGGAATCATATGGCCACCAGACCCGAGTCACCTGCAACAGGCCCGTCAATGTGGACAACGAATACTCGTATTGACCATCTACATCACTGATAACCCCCTTGCTTCGCTGTCGCACGCGATAAGAATATATTGCCAATGCCCACTCTATTGCATCTTGGATCTCCGTAGTGCTGAAATAGGTATTGGAGGAATCCTTGAGCAGACATTCCACCGCATCTATCATCGTACTCAGAGTGTACGCCATCTACCTCCCCCTCGACACTAGCATACAGATACCAACACACACAGCCACACATACCATCACTACCACCACCAACAACCCCAGGATCAGCCCGACTATACCATTGAGCATAGCGACACAAGCACTAAATAGCTCAGCTATCACCTATACCCCCTACTGTCCTCATCGAGGAGCAGATGGAGATCGAGCGGCTGCCGCTCCTGGTGAAAGACAGACCTACTACCTGTAGTATGTCAGCTCTCCGCCGGTCGTCTACCCCTGGACATGCCCAAAATCGGCCCTGACTTGTCCAACATACCCCATGGCGGTACGCAACAAACGAGATCTCTTTTGCAAGGCATCTGCGGACTAAACGTACAGCACACTTGCACTCACACCAGTTCCAGTCACCGCCGCATACATCCCCTTGCTGGCCACCACCGGGGCAGGGAAGAGTACACTCGTACTTGTCTCCTTCACAGCCGCCAACTTTACCAGCACAGTACCACTTCCGGCACTGGCATTGTCGTAGATGATTACCGAGGCAGTGTCCGACCCGGCAGCCAGTACCACTCCGGCCAACATGCCAGGGGAGGCCTTCACAACCCCACTAGCTGCTTTGGTGGAGCTCGCAATTGCCATGGCTCACTTTCCCTTCTTACTGGAGGCACTCTTCCTCTTGGGAGCACTCTTGCCAACAGGCCCAACCAGCTTCTCCAGCACTCGGATTCTCTCTTCCGAGGCCTTGATCTCACACCTTATCTCTTCAATCACACCAGCAACCATCTCCCTCAGTTCTCGCATCTCGCTATTTCCACCACCAGCCATCACTATCCTCCAAATCTATGTAATCAATCCATGGGTGACGCATCCAGGAGAGAGAGAGGATGCGCCACCCAATGAGACGAGACCGGAGAGCAACCACGAACTCCCATCCCGTAAGAGCCGGCTCACCGTCTATCTCGAATCTTCCCCCCGAACACTCGAGCACACCACATAGGCGTCACGTGAAAACCAGCCCGACAGAGACTTCAGTTAACATTCCGGCAGAGTTCAAGCCAATCCGAACCATCATTGATGATCACCAACGTATCTTCCACCCCCAAGGTCACATCCCCATTCAGGTGACCAGCACCAGTATCCTGTATCAGAATGTCTCCATCACCGGACATGTTCTCAATTATCACAAACGTTCCTGCGCAAAAGGGACCCTCAGCTACAAGCGTCACCGTCACCGCAGACTCAGCATAGATTCTACAGAACGTCGACGTCGGAGTGATAACACCTCCCTCGACCAACAGCATCCCAGCAGGTGGCTCGTAAAGAAGAAGACTCGTAATAGTCCACCAGCCATTTGCCGTTCCATCACCGGTAAACGTTTGATCCCCAGTCACCGTCAGATTACCACCAACCGAGGCATCGTCAGTCACATCCAGATCATCAGTCGCCGTCAGATCAGCCGCATAGACTTCCGTAGAGCCTGTGACAACTCCAGTCACCGTCAGATCACCACCAACCGAGGCAGTGTCAGTCACCGTCAAATCGTCAGCAACTGCCAGATCCGTGGCCGCCAAGTTCGAGAAAGTCGTAGTCCCAGTGCCATTCTCTCCGTACCCCAACTCGATCCAGTACGTACCGTCAGACCACAACTCCAGGGAATCATACTGCGCAAGCGCCCGGTTGGCCCCCAGCTTCAAACTACCCGTGTCTGTAATCGTGATGCTAGTGTCACTCGTGTTAATCAGCACCAGTCTATCACCGGCAGTACCAGTCACAATGTCACCACAACCCACGGTCCCCGCCGACTCCAAAGGCTGATAAGTACCAGTCGGAGTGATGGTACAGCCGTCAGTAACACTGATTGCTGTGACAGAAGCGATTCGAGCATATCCCGAAACTACCGTATCTCCTGTCACCGTAAGATCACCGCCAACGGAGGCAGCACCAGTCACCGTAAGATCACCGCCAACAGTCGTATCGTCAGTCACCGTCAGGTCATCGGTTACAGCCACATCTTCAGCCGACAGATTGGAGAAATGAGTCGTCCCACCTCCAATGCCGGCAGTCATCACGCCACCACCATCACCACCACTGACACCCTCGCGGCCATTCACCAGCACCGCACCGGCCACCATCACACAGACAAACGCCACCAGAAGGAACACGAGCCAACTGGTAGGAACCTTTTTCATCTTCTCGCCTGGACTCACTTTCCTTTACCTCCCCAACGTCGCTTTGGTCCCACTGTAGATACCGCAGGCCAACAGCCCAGCCACCGCACCCAGGACTACAACATCAAACCACGTCCCAACCACCGGATACAACTGACTCACCTGGTTACCTACCGCGAAGACTATCCCCAACCCAACCGCCAACGCTGGAGCATACTGGCTATCTAACCCCAACGTCTGTTTCACCAACTCAACAAATCCAACAATCAGCGCCACCGCAGGCACGCCGGCAATCAACAAATCTGGCATTCCAACACCTCCAGTATTTTACTTATTCAGTGACAAGCAAAATACTCTGATTATGTCTGCCACCACAGCACCGTGGCCGGAGCAACATGCCCCTACTTACGCCACGTTGTTCTTATGCAACGCTCGCCAGTCACCGATCCCAACAGCATAGAAGAACCGCACCTTGATCCTCATCTCGTCATTGGTGAACATGCTACCAACAACATCAGAGTCAGCTACGAACATCTCAGGAGCTCGACCAAACCGATAGCCAACGCACACGCCCGGAAGGTCCAACGGACTGGCACACGCAGCCCAGTTGTTGGTATCCGTCCACTCCGGCACTGCTATGACGTGCGCACTACCTTGCCGCACGTTCACATCGTTGTCGCCAGTCCCAGGTTCAAGAGGCGAATTGATGATTGTCAACGCCGTCTTTTCCAACTCGATGGGAACCAAGATTGTAGCCGGCCGTACTCCCATCCTCTTGCTACTCGTCACCTCCGCCTGCTTGAACATAGCCTGGATCACCGCATCCCATGCAGTCGTGCTCAGCGCCGCAGTGAGTAGGTTGTTGTGAGTACCCGAGTGGAACAGAGCAACCGCATCAGCCAAATCTGGCCCTGTACCTGCCTGGGCTGTGAAGAGAGCCGCTATGGCAGCGCTCAAAGTACGAGCGGCAGCCAGGCCCATCTTCTGGGGCAACTGCTTCACCGCTCCAACGTTATCGCGGTCTATCATCTCCAGCGTGATACCAACGTAGTTACCCTTCTTGATAAAGGTACTCGTCTCTTCGTTGTCACTCCACGCCTTCTCAGTGTAAGCAGCCCCTTCCGTCACCGTGT